ATCATCTGCTGTCACAGTCTCTGGTTGTTCAAGTTTTTCATCGATATCTTTAACTACATCTGTTGTGTCTTCAACGACGTCATTAGATTCTTCTATAGCATTGACATCTGCTTGTGCGGATGCTGCAGTTTCTGTGAACTCATCATGATCAGCTTGATCTTCGATAATTTCCTCAGGCGTAATAGGTTCTGATGTGTCCACATCAAACTCAGTGTCGTCTTCGTGTGCCAATGAGTAAATACTCTTTTTCATCTTTAATCCTTATGTGTTAATAGAATATGTTATTAATAAATTAACATTATCATAAAAAATACTATATATAGTACTGAGTAATAAATAATAAGTTATAAAATATATGATTTATTATTTAAAGGTAAACTATGATCCTCTTTAAATCTGATTGGGATTTATTTCCAGAATCGATTTTACACACTAGTACTAAAAATGTCAGCTATGTGCGCTTAGCAGGGTTGTTGAAAGGTATGGGTGTAGAAAATCATGCTTTTTTTCTAGCTTTACATAATCCATTGTTAGAACATATTGATCCATATGATCCTAATCTTACTGAAACACAAATCATGATGATTTCTAAAGAAGCTAAAGAAAATCCATGGTATATATTTAGAGAAATTATTAAAGTCCCTGCTATCGCTGGTCCTGATAACTTACCATTAAAAGCAAATAGAGCTAATATTTCACTATTCTGGTTATTTTTTAATCATGTTACCACTATGTTATTACAACCACGTCAAACTGGTAAATCTATTAGCACCGACGCTTTGAACGTTGCTTTATTTGGTATACTTACAGTATATACAGATATTCAACTACTTACTAAAGATGACGATCTGCGTGTAAAAAATGTTAAGCGTATTAAAGATCTTTATGATAGTCTACCATATTACTTAAAACTTAGATCACGTGGTGACACATATAATACTGAAAAGTTAACTATCTCTAGATTACATAATAGTTATCAAACTGCTGTAGCTCAACCATCTAGACGTGGTGCTCTTAACCTCGGACGTGGTATGACTATTCCTATTAACCATATCGACGAAATAGCTTTTATTGTTAATATTAGTTTAACCTTGCCTGCACTACTAGCAGCTACTGGTGCTGCTCGTGATATAGCAGCTGAGGCTGGTGCTGAATATGGTAACATATTTACTACTACTGCCGGTTACTTAAATACTGAATCAGGTCAATATGCATATGAAATATACAGTGAGTCTATGCGTTGGTCTGAAAAATTATTTGATTGCAAAGATCAAGAAGAGCTATATGATGTTATTAAAAAGAACTCTCCTGGCAAAAAAGTACAGGTGGTACTAGATTATAACCACCGACAGCTTGGTTACACAGATGAATGGCTAGCTAGAAAGATATCTGAAGCTAGATCCGAGGGGGAGAATGCTGAAGCTGACTATCTTAACAAATGGGCTGCTGGTAATAGTGAATCCCCTATCGATAAGCAATATCTAAAATTAATTAATGCATCTATTATTCCAGATCCATATAACGAGATAAGTAAACAAGGGTATATTCTTAAATGGTATGCGCGAGAAGCTGAAATAGAAACTAAATTTAGAAATAGAATACTAGTAACCGGTATTGATACATCTGATGCTATTGGTAATGATGATATAGCAGTTAATGTACGTTGTGCTACTAGTGCTGAAGTATTAGGTGCCGGCACGTATAATGAAACTAACTTAATTTTATTTTCAGAATGGTTAGTACAACTACTATTAGACTATCCTAATATGATATTAGTTATTGAACGTAAGAGTAGCGGAGTTGCTATTATAGATAACCTACTAAAACTGTTACCATTATATGGTGTTGATCCATTTTCTAGGCTATTTAACTGGGTAGTCAATGACGCAGAAATGGTACCTAGCTATATGAGCGAAGTTATTAAAGTTCCATTTAATAGAAGAGATTCTATGGTATATACTAAATATCGTAAAGAATTTGGATATGCTACGGCTGGTGCTGGTAGAGCGTCTCGTGATAATCTGTATAGCTTAGCATTCAATCCTAGTATTAAATATACTTCAACTGTAGTTAGAGACAGAGTTCTTATCAACCAGCTTAATGGATTAATTCGTAAGAATGGTAGAATAGACCATGGACCTAAAGATCATGACGATAGTGTTATCGCTTGGCTATTAGCATACTGGTTTTTATCAGAAGCCAAGAATAAACCTTTTTATGGTCTTAATAACAGTATGGTTTTAACTGGTGTATTAACAACTATTGTTAATGAAGCCGGTGGCGAAGAGGCATATTATAATAAGATACGACAAAACCGTATAAGACAAACTATAAATGAATTAATTATTCAGCTTAAAGCTGAGAAAGATCCAGTGATTTCTAATATACTAATAAATAAAATTAAGCACATGTATAAAGACATAACTAGTGTAAACGGTGAAGTCTTAAATATTGATACCTTGATAGAAAATATTAACTTAGAGAAACGTAAGTACTTTAAATAATTTATTAAGTATTTTAATTATACTATTTATTGATGCATAACATAGAAGCTCCTGTCATTTTCTAAAAAAACATTTTTTTTTTCGTCCTATGAATGTATATGCATCTGCGGATTGTGGCATAGCAATATACCACAATCTTAAGTTTATTTATATATACTATACACTAACACGCTTAAGCGTGTTAGTGTATAGTATAACTTTTTGATACTAGATATTTTAATAATAGAAGTTAAGGATATGTATGGGTAATAGAGAAATTGTGTCCAGAGAGTGTAAGTTTGTCGTACACATACCAGCCGATGGTATACGTCCGGATATGCATTATGTTAAAGAGATACTTACATATTCAGATGGTACTTCAAAACCTAATTTAAGACGTATTAAAGATTTTAAACGACCTTACTATATTACTAAACCGCCATATCAAAATCATACTGATAAAAAAGAAGCCGAAGAGTTAGTAAAGTTAAATACTTACTACAGTACGCAATCTAATTTAGGTAAAGAGGTAGCTATGCGTCTAGGACCTAAATATATTACTAAAAATACTTTAAGAGATGTATCAGCTTCTCCATATGTATATGGATTAGATGTTAGTAGTAAAACTATTATTACTAAGATGTATAAAGATAAATATCCTGAAGCTATAACTCCTTATAGTATAGCTGTTTTAGATATTGAGACAGATACTATAACAGATACAATATGTATTATATCTATAGCTAAGAAAGGTAAAATATTTACAGCTATATTAGCTGATTATATTAAAAATAATAGAAATCTTGATGAACAACTTAATTATTTATTTAATAAATATATACCTAAAGTACCTTTAACCGAAAATATTGAAAAAGTATATAAAGTTTACAATACCGAAATTGAATTAATTAAAGAAGTATTTAAAGTAGCACATGAGTGGCAACCTGACTTCTTGACTGGGTGGAATCTAAATTACGATATTAATAAAATTACAGAAGTATGTAATAAATTTAATGTTGATATGAAAGATATCTTCTCTGATCCTAGTTTACCGGAAGAGCTTAGATACTATTTATATAAAGAGGGACAAAAAAGTAAGCTTACCGAATCAGGTAAGTATAAGCCTGTTAATCCTGAAGAACAGTGGCATAGTGTTGTATGTCCGGCATCATTCTATATAATCGACGCTATGAATGCGCATCGTTATGTTCGAGTCGGTGGTAAGTCTATACCAGGTGGATATAGTTTAGATAATGTTCTTAATCATGAGTTAGGTAAAGAATATAAGAAACTCCATATGGATTTTATAGATAACCTAGGACTTACAGGTATAGAATGGCACCGATATATGGTTAATAACAGATTCTTAGAATATGTTATATATAACCAATGGGACGTATTATCTATTATAGAACTAGATAATAAAACTAAAGACTTACAAGTATCAGTGCCGGTATTATCCAATTTATCTAGTTTCGATATATTTAATTCAGGACCTAAACGTATAGTAGATGCATTGCACTTCTTTTATATTGATAATGGGTTAGTATTAGGTACTAAACCACCTAATGCTGATAGTGATAAGCTATTGGGCCTTGAAAATTGGATAGTCCTATTACCATCTGCACGTATTAAAGAAAATGGACTACGTGTGATAGCTGAGGACCCTACCTTAATTACTAATATCAGAGCACATACTTATGATAGTGATCAGACTTCTGGTTATCCATCTGATACCCAAGCTGCTAATGTTTCTAAAGAAACTACAGTGTGTGAGGTATTAAGTATAGCTGGTCATAACATAGAAGATTTTAAATTACAGAATATAAATTTGATATTTGGGAAATGTAATTCTTTAGAGTACGCACAACAGTTACTCTCGTTTCCATCTTTATACGAATATAAATAAAAAAAAAATATTTTAAATATCTAGTTACCGTAAGTGCGGTAACTAGATATCTTAATGTTCGGTGTC